ACCTCGGCCGAAAGCCGCAGCACGCCGTCACGGAGATACTGGAGTTGAGATGTCGTGTTCGCACCCAGGCTGACGATATTTTTCATGTCAACCTGGAACGCGCTGGCGGCTTCTACAGATTTTCCGAGCGCCACACCGAGAGCGACTATGCCGGCAGTCGCCAGCGTCACCGGGTTGCTGATGACGGCGAACGCTTCCCCCAGTTTGGTGACGCCGTCGGCCATCACATCGGGACCGTGAGCACGCCCCGTCTCGAATGCTGCCGCCATCTTCTCGGCGGTCTTTTTGGACTCCGCCCTAGCCTCGGCGAAGTCCTTCTTCAACCGCGAGATGTTGGCGCTGATCTCAACCTGGATATTGCCGACGGTGCTCATACCTTACCTCCAAACATCGCCGTGATCTCGCGCGCCTTGGCCAATAGATCAACACCAGGCCGCTGTTCGACCGTGCGCGGCTGACCGAGTAGTTGCTCTGGTGTAATCGGCCGCGCTGACGATGGGCGGTTGACGTTGTAGACCGCCGCGGCTACCATCGCCGCGCGCAAATCCTCACGATGCTGTGCCGCCTCATGTCGCTTCATGAGCACCCCATATTCCTCGATGGTCAGATCCCAGAATGTGGCCTCCGCCAGGTGAAAATCATAGACTCCGACCGCCCAAAGATCCATGACCGACGGCGTTACTCCAAAGGGGCCTCATCGCCGGCCTTCTCGGCATCTGGATTTTCCAGCAAGCCGGTCAGCGGCTTGATTAAATCAGGGATGCTTCCGAAGTCAATCATGCCGCCGAGCGCGGCCATTGATGGGCGGTCAGACTCGCCGTGCATCGCCGCATAAACGATAGTGATCAACCGCTTCGCCGACATATTGGACCACGGCTCATTGCTCAGCCAGTTATCGCCAGTGATCTGTTCCGCCTCGGCGAGTGCGGCCATATCCAGTCGCAACCGCCGAGTAACGCCGCCAATCTCGATGTCCACATATTTGCCTGCAGTTACTGCCGCCATATATTCCTCCGTTAGGTCAGCGTCGGCTGGCCCGTCAACTGTATGGTCACGGCCGCCTTGACCATGTCTGCGACCGGGAAACTGCTGCTGAAGTCGAGGACGATCCCATCGAATGCCCAGGTGCTAGCACCATCAGGGAACACGATCCGCATGTGTACCCGGCCGGCCGCCGAAGCGAGCCCGTACATCAACTCGCCGACCAAATCGCCCTGGGTATCTTCGCCGGGATCGTACAAGACATCGAAAGTGACCTCACCGCCGGCCTTGAGTCCGGGAATGTAGCGCTGCCAACCATCGACAGCATCGTGGCTGGTCGCATCAAGCGCTACTCTGGCCCACTTCGGGCCACCGATATCCATTACATCAGCGACCGTCGCAAACGGCGGATTGGCGATATCGGCACGAATCTGTGCGCCGTTCTCGGTGAGGTAACCGACCCCTAACTCTGTGGTCAGATTAACCGGCCCAGGAATCTGGAACTTGGTTAAAAGCGCTACCTGACTACCCATGATTAGACCAGGGTAGGTGCGCCGGTGATCTTGAGCGTGACCGCCGCGCCCAACTTGTCGCCAACCGGTGCGGTCATGTCAAATCCGGTGACAGTGGCGTCGAAAGACCAAACCGAAGTGCCGTTAGGGAAAGTGATCTGGAACTGATTGGCCGCGGTGGCCGTGGTCAGTTCGTAGAGCAGGCCACCTTGGCTGTTGCTGTGGGTGGGATCAGTCGGATCGTACAGCACATCGAAGGTCACCTCGCCGCCGTCCTTGAGTGATGGTAGATACTGATTCCAGCCGCCTGGCGCGTCGTGGCTGGTGACTCCAATCGTCGCCCGGCTGATCTTCGGGCCCGATATGTCCATCACATCCGCGATGGGGACGAACGCCGGAGTCGTGATAGCGGCATTCCACATCGAGAGTACGGTTCCAAATGCATTCTGAGCTGCCATATTACACCCCTTGGACCCAGATCCTAAACTGGGTCACACCGTGCCGGGTAATCCCGTCCGGGTCTCGCAGCACGATGGTGCTCTCAAGCCGAGTGTCAACATGATGCCACCCGGTGATGGTAAGCGGTTGATGGTGCAGCGCATCAATCAACCAGTCGATAATCTCCTGCACCTCCATTGCCCCACTATAACGGCTCCAGGTATGCAGAGCCGCAATACAACGCCGGCCTTGACTGACCAGCGTTTCGTCCGGGTACTCCGCAATGTCCTCGATCACTACATACGGCATCGCGGCGGCGTCCGGAACTTGATCGTAGACGACAATGGCCGGGACCAACGCTGTGAGCACGCCGTATATCGCCACCTGGACATTCCAGGCCGCCTTGGTGCTCATAATTTGCCCATCGCAATCGTGATTCGCCGCTTCAGCTCGCCGCGGCCTTCTTCGCCTGCTGGCCCAAGATACGGCTGCGCATGTTGCTTGTAGGTGCCATATTCTACGTCTGGCGCATATACGACGTTGGAGCCAACGAACGCCACCAAACCGCTAGCCGGCATACTCGGTTCCCATGGCGACAGGTCGAAGCGGTCGCCAGTCGCAGAGATGTTGCTGACCTCGCCCTGCCAATTCAGGGCGATACGAATCGATGCCCGCAGGCGACCAGTATCGACCGGAACCGTCTGCTTCGCCCGAGTCTGGACGAATATTGCGGTAGCGGCAATCGCATCCTGGGCTTCCTTGGCGGATTTTATGGCCAATCGCTGCAGATTCCGCCGCAGTTCAGTCTCGCCGGTGATCTTGATGGTGATGTCGCCGCTCATTCCGCACCTTCCGTGCAACCGAGTTGCAGATAGCGGGTGCGCTCACCTGGATCAATCGCCGAGTTGATGTAGAGATAACGAGCGCCGAACATGGCCCGCATCGTGGTATCCACATCGCTACGGTAGCGGATCGTTACCCGGTGAGTGACTACCGGCTCAATCCGTTCAGCGGCATACCGCTCCCTACCACTAAGCGGCTCGACGTCAGCAAACACCACCGCCAAATCTGACCAAACGATGGTGAAACCACCACCACCATCAGGCACGCTGCTCTTGGTCTGCAGCGTCACCCGGTGGCGCAGTTTGGCCGTCCACTTGATCATCATCGCAGAATCACCCGATGCGGCTGTAGTAGCTCCACCGCTGAATGCGGTATCGAGGTCATGGTGATCGGCATTAGACCGCCGCTGGTCTCGTACCATTCGGAAACCGTCAAGACGATTGCCTGCACGATATCTGGTGGTACGGTAGTCGCGTCGATTCCGTAGCCGGCGGTATATCGCACCCGCAGGCCAGCGGTATATCGCATTGCCGGCCAACCAGTAACTGGCAGGATGCGGCCAGGTTGCGAGATCACATCAGTGACATAGTTGGTTGCATCCCACAGTGTCTCAACGCCGTTGACCGTGTAGTAAACCCCCAAGACGGTCATCAATGGCGGCCGCAGCAGTGGCAGATAATCATAATCAAGATCATCTACCACGTAATCCCAGGTCTGCTGGATGAACGCCCGCCGGGTGAACGTCTCCGCCTCTGACCGCGCCGACTGAATCATTGCGGTCAACAGAGTGTCGTCAGTAGTGCCGCTGACCCGCAGATGCAACTTCAGCGTTGCGAGATCGATCGGCTCAACCGTCGGTGGCGTCACCAGTCGCAGACCCATTTATTCCCCTTTCGCCTTCTTGCCTTTCGGCTTGTCGGCCTCGATCTCGTCGCCTTCGGTCTCCGGCTCGTCACCTTCAGCCTCTGGCGGTCCATCCAGCGCATCGTCCTGAATCACCAGACCGCGACCAACCAACGCCTTGGCCCAGATGTCGTCCATCTCGACCACCGAACCCGGGGCAAAACCGCGATCAGCGTTGGCGAATCCACGTACGATTCGGACTCTCATGACTAGGCCACCGGCACGCTGAGCACACGGAGCGCATCCGGCTTGGTGACGCCGCCGGCTACCCGAGTACGCAGTTTGAAACCGACCATGCCCGAAGTAGAGTACAACTCATTCAGCCGCTGAATGGTGATTCCCTTGCGGTCGCGGATCTGATAGCCGATACGGATATCGCCGAAGATTGCGACATCGCCGAGTACCGCAGCGGCAGGAATCGCAGGTACGGACTCCTGATTCATCACGACGTATCCGTCGAAGGTGGACGGTGCTTTGGCGATCAGGCTCGGACGCCACAGGTACTGGCCGTTGGTGTCCTTGAGCAACCGCATTGCCTTCTCGGTGCTGCTCGCCACGATCAAGACCGCGGCACGCCGATACTGAGCCGGAACCGCGTAAATCAATGACACGATGTCGTCGGTGGTAATCGCTCCAGTTTGCCCAGCGGTTACCCGGGTCACGACGGTGCCGTTCAAAATCCCCTCGGGCTGCTGGTTAGCATGCCCAG